ACCTCAGAGATGTCCGTAAAGGGTGCTACAATTACCCTCAGCGGTATTCCCTCGGAGCTACTATCTTTAGCCCTGAGTACCCCATACCAAGGTCGTATCGCTAAGATTTACTTTGGTACATTCCAGCAGGGTAGAATACTCCAAGAGACAGGTAACTACATTCTCCTACAGGATGGTTCCAAGATTAACCTTGAGAGTATGGCTAAGGGCTTTAACGAGCTATTCTCAGGTTACATGGATCAGATGAACATCGAAGAAGCTGGAGATACAGCTACTATCGAACTTGCTGTTGAAAACAAACTTATTGACCTTGAGAGAGCTAGAGTAGCTCGTTTTACCTCTGGTTATCAGAAGTCAGTTTACCCCGGTGATCTTGGGTGTGACTTTATTGAAGACCTACAGGACAAGAAGATTTCTTGGGGTCGGGCAGAAAGTAATGGTTAAGTATCAACAAGAGTTTCTAAGCCTTGTGGAAGATGAAGTTGCCCCCTTAGCTATACTTGAGTGGGACGAATCAGGTCATCCTACACAAGAGCTTCATATAAACTGGGATGAATACTTTCGTTTAGAGGAAGCTGGACATCTTAAGTTCTTCACCGCTAGAAAAGATGGACTATTGATTGGGTACTTTGTCGTACTAATCATAACCCCTTTGACAGCTAAGTTTGACTTAATGGGTTACTACGATGCAGTATATGTTCACAAGGACTACAGGAAGTCTACAGTAGGCAAACGCTTGTTTAAGTTTGTGGAGACTTGCATGAAGGAAGATGGTGTCTGTAGGGTCGTTGCGTCTTCCTCTGTGAAGAACCCCATTGGAAACTTTCTTACTCGCATGGGATACCATGAGATAGAAACTAAATACGAGAAGGTTTTATAATATGGTTGTTGTTACGGGTTTAGCTGCTATCGGAACTGCTGTTGCTGCCTCTGCTTTTGGGGCGGCTATCGGCATTGGCGCGGTTACTAGCACATTTGCGTTAGCAGCTATAGGTCTGGCTACGAATCTGGTACTTGGTGCTGCCCTCCGTGCGCTCACACCCAAGCCTTCTGTTGGTGGTATCGGGGGTTCTAACCGTGGCTATCAAACTACAGCTATTGGCACAGCACTAGATCATCAGATTATCTATGGTAAGGTTCGTGTTGGTGGCGCTCGTATATACGATGAAGCCACAGGTGAGAATAACAAGTACCTACATCGTGTTGTTGCTGTCGCTGGGCATGAGATACAATCCTTTGATGAAATCTACATTAACGATGAGATTATAACATTAGATGGTAGCGGAAATGTTACCTCCCCAAGTAAGTACAACGGTAAAGTCCGTATCAAGTTACACTTGGGTTCACCAGATCAAGCTGCTGATACCTTCCTTGCAGATGAGTCTGCCCACTGGACTACTGAACACAGGCTCCGTGGTATTGCTTATATGTATGTACGGTTAGCCTTCGATGCTGATGTATTCCCCAATGGTATCCCTGAGATCACAGCTACCATTAGTGGTAAGAAAGTCTATGACCCTCGTACATCAACGACAGCATGGTCAGATAACCCAGCTTTATGCCTAAGAGATTACCTAACGTCCTCTTATGGTATAGCTGAAGACACAGCTAACATTGATGATGCTTTGGTCATTGCTGCTGCTAACGTGTGTGACCAGACTAACACAGATGCGGGTACAACACGTTATACTTGTAATGGGTCGTTTACTACAGCCTCTACTCCTTACGACATGATTAACGGTATCCTAACGTCTATGGACGGTAGCTTGTGGTATGCTCAAGGTAGCTGGAGAATGAAGCCAGCATATTGGACTGCACCTGTACTTGATCTTAATGAGGATGACCTACGCTCTAGTGTCAGTGTATCCACACGTCACTCCCGTAGGAATAACTTCAATACCGTCAAAGGTACATTCCGTGGTGAAGAGAGCAACTGGCAGACTACAGACTACCCACAAGTAACTAACTTAGCTTTCCTTAATGCTGATGGTGGGCAGGAGTCCGTAGCTGATGTTGACCTACCATTTACAGATAACTCTATTGAGGCTAGACGCATTGCTAGAATTTCGCTGGAGCGTAACCGACAGCAGCTTACTGTTAATGCTTCCTTTGGGTTAAAGACACTTCAGGTACAGGTGGGTGATAACGTCCGTTTGACTAACACTAGGTTTGGTTGGAGTAACAAAGAGTTTGAAGTTATCGCTTGGAACTTTGGTCTTACTGATGGCCTTGACCTACAGACACAGATGACCTTACGGGAAACTGCTGAATCTGTATATGATGAAGTTGATGATGGTGTCGTCTACGAGAGAGATAACACAACTCTCCTGTCACCATTTGATGTTCCTGCGGTAGGTTTGGCAGCAACAGTTAGAACCCAAGTAATCCGTGAGAAGCTAACTAACATCATCACACTCAATGTTACCTCTGGCGCACCTGAGAGGATTGACTACGTTGAGGCTGAGTTTAAGCTATCCTCTGATACAGACTGGATTACGCTTGGCACAGGTCAACTTGGTAAGTTTGAAGCTGTAGACCTTGAAGATGGTAACTATGACTTTAGGGCTAGGGCTATCAACACCTTTGGTATCAAGGGTGAATGGAATGGGTTAGATGCCATCAATGCCTCTGGTCTACTTGAGCCACCATCTGATGTTACAGGCTTTGTAGCTGAAGTTAATGGCCCAGTTATTACCCTCGACTGGAACGCCGTACCTGATCTTGATCTGTCGTATTACGTTGTACGATATTCCCCTGATCTGGTTGGTGCAAGCTGGGGTAATGCTCTAACGTATGTCGATAAGGTATCTAGGCCAGCGTCTAGTGTTTCAGTTCCAGCTAGGGCTGGTACATACATGGTTAAGGCTGTAGACAAGTCTGGTATTACCTCAGTTAACTATACATCTGTAGTTGTGCCTGTAGCTAACATTGAACCTCTTGCTAATACCTTGAGCCTTACAGATAGCCCAACCTTCACTGGTTCTAAGACAAACACTGAAGTTGTGAGTAGTAACCTTCGTATTGACGATTATGTTACCGCACCATCAGAAGGTGAATACTTCTTTAGTAACTATATAGAAACTGGTGATAGTACAGTTAAGAGGTGTCGTGTTTACATCAGTGGGCTAACGACAAGACATGATGATACTGCTGGCCTATTTGATGACCAACCGGGGTTATTTGATGATGCTCCCGGTCTGTTTGATGACTTGGGTGGTAGCAGTCAATTCTCGGATACTAACATAATAACACTTGTATCTATAACACAGGATGATCCAGCGGGTTCACCTACTTGGTCTGACTATAGTGCAATTAAGGTTGCAGACCTTAGTGCAAGAGCGTTTAGATTTAAGGTTAGACTTACGTCTACAGCAAATAACGTAACCCCGTCTGTTTCTGCACTAACAGCTTATGTGGAGTATAACTAAATGTCACAGAATGATCTGGTGATCTCAAACCAAACCTTTCCTGCTACAAGGGCAGACATTACCTCTGCGTTACAAGCTCTAGGTAGTACCAATAGCGGCCCTTCTGCACCACCTACAACTTATGCCAATATGATGTGGTATGATACTACCTCTAACATCCTTAAGATCAGGTCTGAAGCTAATGATGGTTGGATAAGTATCGGGTATCTTCATCAAGGTGAAAACCAGTTTCACATCTTAGATGACACATATGTAGCTGATGCCTCTGGTGTACATACAGGATTACTTGGGGATCAGACCACAGCTACTTGGCAAGCTGGTACAGGTACTACTGAAAGTCTTGTGTCGCCAGCTAAAGTATTGGCTGCTATTAATGCAAGTGGTGCTATATCTGAATCCGCAAGAGATGTCACAGGTGACGCAGGTTATCTTACACTTAGCAACGGGTTTATTTTCCAGTGGGACAACTGGAGTTATTCTCACGGGTATAGAAGTTTTCCTATAGCTTTCCCTAATGCTTGTCTTGGTTTTTCATATACTCAAGTAAGTGGATGGTACGAAAACTGGAATGGGCACAAAGTAAGTGCCAGTCAGTATTACACAAATAATACCTATGTTGGCGCAAACGCATCTCGTGCCACTTACCAAGCTATGTTTTCGATAGGATACTAATATGAAATACGCACATATAGACTCCAGTAACTTTATCCTTGGTTGGTACACAACGGATTTACATAGTAAAATACCAACACCAAACGTAGAGGTCAAAGATAAAACTTGGACTAACGCTATTAACAATGGTCATAACCATGTTACTAATGATGGTGTTACCTCTTACGTTGATCCTAGAACACTTGAGGATCGTGAGAATGAAGTTCGTG